GCCTACGACGCCGCCAGAAAAGAAATGCACTCAAAGCTCTGTAAGATGATCTTGAAGGAGCTAGGACTATGACCACGCCAGCCAAGCCGGACGAGAAGGAGATCGAGGAGGCGTTGAAGTGGGTAGAGCAACCACTGGACCGCGTGATTACCAGAGACTTGCCAGCGGCCAGGGCCATGCAAACTCTCGCCAAAGCCTACGCCTCAAGCAAGGAAGTCATCGCACAGATGGCGGCAGACCTGGCCGCGTTAAAAGACTCATCGACCGAGACACCGATCCCGTTCTCTGAGCGTCAATACCCGACCCGTCAGGACATGCGCCTGGAAATAGCCGCGCTCACCGCGAAGCTGGCGGACGAGGGAGCCAAGCGCGACAAGTGTATAGACAAGATAAACGAGCTGTGCGCTAAGATCGAGGACTACGAACGCCAGGAGGTCCGGCATCTCGATGTCACGCGGGGGCTTGAGGAGAGGGTCAGGGCGGCTGAGGAGGTTGTGAAGGCGGCATTTAGATATTTCATCAGCCCGAAGGTAGATAACAACTACGAGATTAGAACCGCCGTCGAAGCCTACCGCTCCAAGTACCCCACCGTCGAGGCCCCGCCGCAAGGAGAAAATAGATGAGCCTGGAATTGAAAACCTGCCCGCATGGGTGCGGCAAAGTATTCAGGAGCTTCACTGAATTTATGGAGCATCCCTGTGTCACCGCGACTGATGGCGATGAGGGGCTATGCGATTGCACAAAGTACGAGTGTAAGTGTTCGGTAGACTCGCTTCGCGCCGACCTCGCAGCCGCCAGGGCCGCGCTGGATGAGTCAAATAGAATCCACTTTGCGTTGAATGATGCCCTTCGAGAGATGTGCGGAGACGCGCATTACTTCAGCGGCCGCCCTTGCCAGACTTGTCGCAAATTAAGCAAGGCGTGGGGTAAAAATTACGGGTGCTACAGCCGCAAAGGCCAGTCAGAGAAGTTGGTCTTCGCCAAGCACACCGATGCGCCGAGCGCGGCAGAAGCGGAGGGGGGCAAGTGAGCATGTTAAAACCGTGCCCGTTCTGCGAAGGGCGCCCATGTATCGTTAGCTACCACAAGCAGAGACAGATAGCTTGCGTGAGTGATGACTGTCTTATTAAGCCGAGAACTGAGTGGGCGGGCAACCTGCTCAAGGCCATTGTCGCCTGGAACCGCCGCGTCGAGCAGAAGGTCGCCAAGTGAGCCAGTGGTGGTGTTTTTTCTTCGGGCATCAATGGTACTGCGCCTATTGCCACAGCGTAGGGCGGCGATTTTGCCACGGTCTTGGGAAGCTGACGTATTGCAGGCGATGCTTTATTGATGGCGATGGTGACGCCGCCAAGCCATCCGCAGGGAGGGATTAAGATGAGGATTCATTACATAGTCGGGGGGAACAAGACGCCGTGCGGTCTGCGAAGCCCGTCAGCTTTTTTAATGAGCAATCTCCTGGCAACATGGGACCCCAACAAAGTCACTTGTAGGCGGTGCCGCCGTGGAGCCTTCGCTCCGCTACTGACTCCCGCCATCCGCGCATCCCGCCGCAATCTGTGAGGACCCCATGACCCGACTCGACGAGATTAAAAGCCGATTGAAGGCGGCGTATTCCCATGCCAGCTACGACAATCCGTTGCCCGACCTCGCCTATCTCATCGGGTGGGTAGAGGCGATGGAGGGTGCGCTTAAACACATCAAAACCATGGACTGCAAAGGTTGCGCTTCCGTCGCAAGGGAAACTCTGGCCGGGATGGATTGGAAGGAGGGCGATTGATCTTAAAAACAATAGTTGGCGGCGTCATCGGCGGGATTGTCGGATTTTGCGGTATCCGAGAGTTGGCGGCGTGGTTGGCGGGGATGCTCTGGATGTTCTATCTGCTATCCCCGCACATATCGGAGCCCGCATGACCAAGCCAAAGAAGCTCTGCCCCTGGCGCATCTCCGAGCATATGGGTCGTCTGTGCGAGTGCAAGGGTCCAGCAATGTTTATAAGGCCAAAGAAGAAGCCCCGGAGAAAGAAATGATCTGCCTGCCGTGCTTCCGAGCCAAAGAGCCCTGCACCCACCAGGCCCCTACCGTTGCCGATAGGGTTAGGGCATGGCGCGATTCGCAGTCAAAGGTAGATACGACTCTTTTAAATAGGCTTATCGTTAAGGCCGAAGAAGACAACCTCCAAGAGCGCAAAGAAATACAAAAACACAGGAGAAAGGTAGCGTCGGTAAATGAAGCCCTGGGGGCCGCCAATAGGTCTAAAAGCAAATGCCCATATGGCCATCCGTATGACGAGAATAACACTTACTTTTATTTTATCCAGCGCACAGGCAGATATACGCGCAAGTGTCGCAAGTGTGCATTAAAGAGAGCGGTAGCTTGGAACATCGCTAATTGTGGACGTTTACAAAACAGATAAGAAAACATCATAAAAACACAATAGTTCTGGAATAGCTTTCCGCTGGCTTTGCTGTTATAGTCTAGTTGTTCAGGGGCGCGCAAAACATAATGCGCGGCCCCTCTCTATTTCCAGCCCACCGATTCGCGTCCCCTGAACAAGGCGCAGCCGTCCCGCCCCTCGTCGAAAGACGGGAGGGCATTTTTATTTCAGGCCGTTCTATCGAGCGTGACCACTCGCTGTCGCCCATAGCTTTACGGCCTCTATTTCTATCCGTCCTGGCAATTGCCTTCGGCTGCGCCCCCGCCGCGAAGTGCCGCTATGTCGTGGACCATGGCCAGATAGTCGAGGTTTGCCAGCAGACCGCCTGTTGGGATGGACACCGCAACTCGATCAGGTGCCCGGAGGGGTTTAGGTGACGGAAGAAATGTTGATCGAGGCGGCAAAGAGGCGCTTTTCATGGCGAGGCCATCCTGGCCCTGCCTTCTCTGCGCGATGCACCGGTTGTGATGATGTCTTTTATTCGCAGTTGAAGAAGATGGTCTATTGCTCAGTTAAATGTCGCGGAGAGTCGCTAAGCGGAACAAACTCTAGATTTTGGAAGGGCGGTAAAACAGTTACTGACAGCGGTTATACGCTTGTCCGAATCCCCACTCATCCAGGCGCTAAGGCCAGAAAGGCCGTCCCCGAACACCGCCTAGTCATGGAAAAGCATTTAGGCCGTTACTTAACTGGTTACGAAAGCGTCCATCATAAGAACGGAATCCGAAGCGATAACCGTATAGAGAACTTAGAGCTTTGGGCCTCATATCAGCCTGCCGGTCAGCGTGTGTCCGACCTTGTTGATTTCGTTGCGGATCACTACGAGAAAGAGATCCGCGCAAAGCTGGCCGTTAAAGATGCTGTTCGCGGCGTTCTATCCCGCCTAGAGAAGCACGGCACGCTTGCCGACATTCCTAAGAGTCAGGTTGAGGCTTTGTTTATCAAGGCCGAGGACGAGTGTGGCGTTTGAACCTGGCAAGAGTGGCAATCCTTCAGGCCGACCAAAGCAAAAACCTCTTTTGGAGTGGTGCAAGAAATGGACGTTAGAAAAAGCCGAGTCCATTCTTGGACCTATTGCCGAGGACCGCGAACACGACAAGCAGCTCGACGCTATCAAGACGATCATGGCCTATGGCGTTGGTAAGCCCGTCGAGTTCACTGAAGCCACCCATCAATTTGAAGGAGTGGCGGCAGACCCTCACGGGGCTAAAGAACTCCTGGGACAACTTATCGCCGGAGACACGATTACAAGCGTTGGCCTGGGTGACGGAAGTGGAGTCGTCCCGCCTGAACTCGCCGCTCAAATTCTTGGTGCCAAACGGACCCCAGGAGAAGGCGATAGCGGAGATAGGAAGCCTTGAGAACTTTATCACAGTGTTAGCCTACGCCAACGGAGTCGGCAAGACGTCTATCGTGTTCGCCATCCTTGGGGCGATCATGTGGGGCGCACCCTCATCGGCGTTCGACTATCCGCTTTACACGCAGTACCCGAAGCGGTGGCCTAAGCGCATCCGTATCGTAACCGAGTCCTCGCTTGTTAGCGACATCGGCCCTATCCAGATGGAAGCCGCCAAGTGGTGGCCCAAGGGCCGCTACCAGTGGATAAAGGGCGGCAAGCAGTACAACCAATTTCTACACACTGACACCGGATTTTTTGCCGAGGTCATGACTAATGAGCAGGCCCTTAAGGAGTTCGAGGGCAAGACCATTGCAATCAACGTATTTGTCGAGCCCCCGCCCAAGCTCATTTTCAACGCTTGCGTGGCCCGTCAGCGCATGGGGGGGCTGAACATCTTCGACATGACCCCGTTAATGTCATCGGCCTGGGTTAAGGACGACATCGTTGATAAGCCGGAGATTGTTGTTGACGATAAGGTTGTTGGGCGGTCGCTGTGCATACATGCCGACATCGAGGAAAACTGTGTCGAGCATGGCAAGAATGGGCAGCTTCAGCACAACGACATTCAGCAGATCATAGCCCGCTATGACCCCGATGAGATTGAGGCTCGAGCCCACGGCAAGTTCCTGCATCTCTCCGGCCGTATCTTTAAGGGCTTTGACCGATCCGTCCATGTGGCCGCAGACGAGTTCGAGCCGCCTCAGGGTGCCACTATCGGGATGGCTGTTGACCCGGCCATTGCCAAGCCCCTAGCGATGCTGTGGCGCTATGTCGATGCCGCTGGCGTCCTGCACTATTACGACGAGTATCCAGAAACCACTTTCGAGGGCGCAAAAGACAGCAATCTCACGGTAACCGACTATGTCCAAATCATCAAAGCAAGAGAGTCGGGACGGCCTGTCCAATCTCGCATCCTTGATCGCCACTTTGGAACAGCTAGGCGTACATTGGGCGGTAAGAGCCTCAAAGAAGAATTCAGTGATGCTGGACTTGATTTTAGAGATTCATACCAAATGGACGAAGAAATTGAGACAGGAATCAGCAAGATCAAAGACTACCTCCGCTGGGACAAGACGAAGCCGCAAGACTCCCTCAACCGGCCTCGGATTCGTATTAGCCCAAAGTGCCGGAACCTCATTGCCTCACTCGAACGATGGGGACGGGACGCCAAAACCGCCAAGCCACTAGAGCAGTACAAGGATTTCATTGACGTCCTGCGCTACGACGTCATGTCCAACCCCGAGATAGAGGTAGCTCGCGTGTGGAATACGGGCGGGCAGGGCAGATACGGAGTGAACAATGGGTAAAGAAACCCTAGAGCAGATGATGGCCCGCCTCAAAGACGGCCTGCCTAGCGCGAAGTGGATCAACACCAGCGTTGGCGTGGTCAACACTGGCAACAAAGCGGCGGCGTTGCGGGCCGCGCATAAGCTGGCAGAACTGCGGATGCGGAAGGCCAAAGCATGAACCTCACCAAGCTGATAGCCCTGCGCCAGCGCGTCATCCACCGAAGCAAGCCCATCCCCGGCTTCGACAAGATTTCCGCGCAGATGCACGAACTCCGCCGGACTGTTGAGGGCGTGCTTTGAACAAGGCCGAGAAGAAGAACCTCATCGACGCTTCTACCGCCATCCTGACAGCAACCCACCACATCCGCTACGCCTCTAAGCTGATTAAACACCCTGTCCTATCCGTCCTCATCGACGAACTGAGGGCTAAGTCCTCGAACCTAGACGACCTGATTTGCAAGGAGCTTCGCCGATGAAGTGCAGAGGATTGGGGTGCGAGCGAGATACGCAAAATAGCCTATGCGGCAAGTGCGGCGACACATTAGACGCCGCTGTAATCGTCCTAACGTGCGTGGCCATGTCTGGGCTCATCATCGTGCTGGCTAAAGTCGGGAGGATGTTGTGATTGAAGAAGCCCTAGACCTTCCGCCCGATGAGAACACGCCCGCCCCTGTCATTCTCGACCGCGCTACCATGCTTGCTGAGGCTCACGCCTGGGGTAAAGCCTTCATCAAACGCTCCAAGGAATGGCGGCAAGCCACATACGAGGAGCAGTGGCGCAGATGGCAGAGGGCCGCGGATTCCATCTATGACCCAGAACTAGCCAAAGAAAAGAAGGGCTGGCAGAGCAAAGTTGTGTGGCCGATGGTCCCCTCTCACCGGGAATCAGCACAAGCCCAGCTCTACAGAACTGAGATGGGGCCGCGTCCGCCCTTTGACGTTGTGGCCCGGCCTGGCGTCGTGCCGCCCGAGGAACTAGCCCCCGGTGCCGACCAGTCGGGGATCATCAAAGACACAATCCTGCGCGAGCGCGAGAAGTCGCGCTACATGATTAACCGCAATTCCGTCATCGAGGACAAGACGACCTACGGTGACGGCTTCGCTCAGATTTACTTCGAGACTGACATTCAGGACCGCTTAGTTATGGAGCCGGTCCAAGAGGAAATCAAGATGCCCTGGCAGGACGGCGGGGCCTCCCTTGGCCGGTCACTAAGCGGCCAGCCGCAGATTTCCTACGTCCCGGTAGTAAAGCCTTCGGTCATCTATCGCGGTATCCGCTTCCGTCATATCAGCATTTGGGACGTATTCCCCGATCCTATCGCCCTCGAAATCAAGGGTCATCCCATTGGCATCCGTTACAACATGACCTATGAGGACATCATCAATGGGGCAAAGCCTCAGGCCGACGGCACTCCCGGCCATATTCTCCCCGAAGCGGTGGAAGCCTTAAAGTCTGCATCTACCGAGGAGATTACGCCATCCGATAAGCAGGGCGTCCAGTCTGACCGTAAGATTGCCAATTTCACGATGGAGCGCACGGATTACGCGCGGAACTTCGAGTGCTTCGAAATACAGGCCCGGCTGCCTAAGAAGTGGGTGTTAATCAACGGCGAGGACATCGACGATCCAGAAGCCCTAATGCCCGCGATTCTTCGCTTCCATGACCTAACGCTTCTTTCCATCTACCCGAGCGATTCCTACGACGGGGAACCGGACATTTATCAGGACAAGTACATGCCCGTCGCTGGTCAGTTTTACTCTCGCGGTATTCCTGAGATGCTCAAAGATTGCGCCCCTGTAGCGAGCGAGACGGTAAATCAGCGACTTGACGCCGGGGCGGTTAGCCTCAAAAAACTATTTGCGGTAATCGAGAAGTGCGTCGTCGATCCTAAGGACTTTGACGAGTGGATGAATGGAACTGTACTCCGACTCAAAGCCAAAGACGGCATGACGAACATCGACCAACTCTTTAAACAGGTGGATATGTCGCCGCCCGCCAATGCCGCCTTCATCGAGTCTCAGGAGTGGGAAAGGGCCGCGCAGGAGCGAACTTCCATTACTCAGACCACGTTGGGGACTGAGGACAACACAGATACAACCCTTGGCGCTCAGCGCATACAGCAGGGCGTGACCGGGACGAAGATCGCCTACCTCGGGATGCTGTCTGAGGCTTCCGCGCAGTACGACTACTTCCGCGCCTATCAGAAGCTGATTTATCAGAACTACCAGCCCGAGGATTACGCCATGGCCATCGGGCCGGAACGTGCCGCCCAGGTCATCCCGCTTACTCCTGAGCAGGTCGAGAACAACTACCAATACATGCCGCTTGGAATCTTTGAGATGGAGAACAAAGCCCAGCGCCAGGCCCAGGTAGACGCATGGGTTAAGACATTCGGCATGATGCCGTGGGCCAATGTGCTAGGTGCCGCTAAAGAAGAATTGCGGACCATGAACATCGACGAGAAGAAGATGATCCTTCCAGAGGCTGAAGCCATCCAGATCATGGCTAAGGCCGAGGAGATGGCGGCACAAAAGGCAGAGCAGATGATCGCAGAGCGTGACGCGGCAAACGCCGGGAATCCCGGTGAAAAGAAGTCACCCGAAAATACAGGCGGGGCTCCTAAGTGACCATAAACCAATACCAGGCTGAGGTCATCTTCAACACCCTATCCACAGAGGGCGGGCGGCTATTTTTAGACCTACTCGATGAGGCCATAAAAGACCATGAGCAGGAGATTCTAGACCGACTCTCCCGCCCCGATACGGTAAACAGCAAGACCAATTTGAAGCATGCCGTAGCCCGCAAGACGCTCCTAGAGTATCGGGAGTTGCTTGACGGGATCGCAAGCCGTGCGCCTAAAAATCAGCCATAACCCGCGAGGGCTGGCTAAAAAAATAGGGCTCCGAAAGGATAACCCAGGAGACTCAAAATGGAAATGGAACCTCAGACGGTGACGTTAGACTTATCCGCGCCTCCTGTTGCTGCTGCGCCTGCGACTCCTGCCGTGCCCGCCTTTACTGGCGAGCCTGGTAACTTCGCTAAGGACATGGCTGCGCTGGCGGCAGAGGCCATTCCCACGCCGGAACCGACGCACAACGCGCCTATTGAACCGGAACAGCCCGCGACAACCACCGATGCGATGGCCCCGGTAACTGTCCCCGATAAGTTCAAGGACGCGGAAGGAAACTTAGACCCGACGAAGCTAGAGAAGTCGCAGACGGCGGCGGAAGCAGAAATCGCCCGCATCAATAAGTATCTCGCAACTCAAAAGGAACTGCGTCAGAAACAGAACGAGGCAAACGGGTTAAAGAATCAGGCCCCGCAAGTCGCCCCTGGCCCTGTCCAGGCGGGATCGTTCGAGGCGCAGTTGGAGGCGGATGTTAAGACCTTTGGTCTTGGCCCCGTCCTCGCTCGACTCTTTGACGCTTCCAAAGAAGCGGCCAAGGCCGAGACTAAGCGCGAGGTTCTTAGCGATGTAAATGCGGACCGTGAGGAACGCAGGGCTAACAAAGACCGCCGTGAGTTGGAGGACATCGCCAGGTACGACCAGGAAGTTTTGACGCCCGAGGGCCTAGACGCTTTGGCCCGCATCCGCGCAGAGCGACCTTACCTCGAAACACTGGCAAATCCAACGTCCGAGGCTTACGACATTTATCTAGCCGAGAAGGTCAAGAAAGCAAGGCAGACGGGGCAGGTACTGCCGACTCCCAAGGGACTAACAGCGAAGGCACCGCCTACGCCAGTTGGTCCGGCCCCGCGAGCCGTCGTGCAATCCGCTCCCAAACTTGAAACTAAAGAGCAGATCGACGCCCATTTAAACGGGCTCGATTTGGCCGGTCAAGCCAAGTTCTTCAAGGAGAGGGGATTGCGTTTTTAACAAATCGGCACGGAACCCGCTGACAACAGCGGGATAAGACCATCGCAGACTCTAACACGTCAACTGTAAATAACGACAACCTGCTTGCCAGCTACTTCGAGCGGCGGGTGCTTAAGACGCTGATTGATGAAGTCTTTTACTACCAGGCCGTACAGAAGTCGGGGATGGTGTTTCAGATTCCGCAGGGCGAGGGCGTCCAGGTCACCTGGAACGGCTTCCGCCGGATCGCTGCGGCGTCTTCGTTCCTTGCAGAGGCGTCCGGTAACGCGGCTGTCTCTCTGTCCTCTCGCAAGGTTAACGTTACGGTCAACTCGCTTGGCCGCCACGTTAAGCTGACCGACCTCCTTCAGTTCACGTCTACCCTCAATGTGGACGAGGGCGCGATGAAGGCTATCGAGGACTCGGCTGCCCTTACCGTTGACAACGCGCTTCAGTACGCGGTGTTCAAGGGTACGGGGACTGCGGCTCGCGTGCAGGTCGGCCAGATGGCCGATACCAAGACCAAGATTCTTTCGGCCTTGATGTCTGCCCGCGCTTCCTCGTTCTGTGCCAACACCGGCGATGCCGAGGCTGGCCGCTTGCAGTGGGGTCTGCCTGTTGTGTTCGGTACGTCCTGCGTTCGCCTGTCCGCTGTGTCAAAGACCGCGCCTTCCATCTCGGCGCGGCTTGGACCCATCGGCTTCCGAAAGGCTGTGACTCGCCTCAAGCGCCTGAACGTTCGCCCGCTGGCTTCCGGTAAGTACCTGGCTATCGCCTCGCCTCTCGCTACGGCGACGATGATGGGTAACTCCGACTGGAAGGACTGGCAGAAGAACTACGCCGGTGGCCCGCAGTCCACGATGTACAAGCACCAAGTGGGCGAGGTTCACCAGTGCGCGATCGTTGAGAGCAACAACCAGCCTCGGTACGCGGTGGCGGCGCATTCGTGCAACATCACCACGATCCTTGGAGAAGGTTGCTTGGGTGCCGCTGAGCTTGACGGGTCGGTTAAGTTCATCATCACCCGCCCCGGTCCGCAGACGACCAGCGACCCGTACCAACTCAACAGCAATGTGGCCTTTAAGGTCCGCATGGCTGGCGCTGTATTGAACGTGTCGGCTGGCGTCCACTTAATCACCCATGAGCTCGTTTGAGGTGATGGTTACAGTCGATAGTTGAACTTCGTTGCCGCTCATCCCAAGAAACGGGGTGGGCGGTCTAGGAAGCTCAAATTGAAATGAGAGGAACTATGAAAAAGTTAATTGTTCTGGCGTTGGCGAGTCTTGCTCTGGCGCGTGTTGGTTATGCGATTACGGTAAATCCAGCCAGCAACGTAACTGCCGACTCCGATAACACGGCTGGCACGATCCTATATCGTGACAACAGCGGCAATGCGCTGATTGGAACGCTTACGGCTGGCTCCCTGGTTTCGACCGGGACCATATCGACTTCGGCTGGTTCATTGTCTGTCTCTACTGGAACTTCTGCCGGGGTTACGAATATGCGCTTCCGTGGTGCGCTCGACGCCAAGCCATCCTCGGCTAACGAGGGGGATATCTATTGGGACATCGTTGAGAAGACGCTTTGCATTTCTACGGCCACTTCCTCCAATGGCAGCGCGTGGCTAAAGGCCAATAAGGGCAATCTCGGCGGGTCTACGACACAGGCGGCATGGACGACCTACTAATGGTCGGTCAGAAAATCGCCGGGCTAAACCTTGGGTCAAGGAATCGGGCTATCCCTGGATTCCTAAATATCGACTGCGATCAGCACGAAGGCGTGGACATTGTAGGGGATATCTCCGATCTGTCCCGCTTCGAGGGTGGGTCGGTCTCGGAAATCTACGCCAGCCACTGTTTAGAGCATTTCCCGCATCCGCGCACTCTGTCCGTCCTAAAGGAGTGGTATCGGGTCTTGGAGCCAGGCGGCAAGCTATATGTTGGCGTCCCTGACTTTGCCAGGTGCGTCGAGCTTTACGCCATAACAGGAATTACGCAGTGGTTGCAGGACTACGTCAGCGGTGGGCATGAGTACGCCACGGCAAAGCATGAGGCGATATTTGACCATGACAAGCTATCGAGACTTCTCCGTGAGGCGGGGTTTTCAGAGTCATTCCGGGTCGAGTGCTTTCCAATCGGAGACGAAAGCGATTGCTCGAACCTAAAAAGCACCCATGACGGGCTTCCGGTGAGCCTAAACCTGATCGCGGTAAAAGCATGATTCAAATAATTTCTCGCATTCGTCATCCAGAACTGTACGTCAAGATGATGCGGAGCGCCCGCGCCATGGCTAACGGGCTCGTCATGTTTTCTGCCGCCCATGATGACGGAAGCCCCAGGATTGCGGAGTCTTACAACATTCTTGGAGCGACCGCAGTTGCTGACATCATCTTATTCGTCCATGACGACGTTGTTTTTCTGTCGAAGGGATGGGACGACAAAATAAGAGACGCAATGGCGCTTGGGTTTAACGTGGTCGGCGCCGTCGGCTCCAAGGAATACGCGGGGGGGATGGTATTTGATGCTGGATACAACCATTCTGCCGGGAAAGTTGTCGGAGTTGTTGACGGCAAGCGCATGGTCAAGCTCATGGCCCACCGATCAGAAGTTGAGCCCGTCAAGGTCCTCGATGGAATGTTATTGGCGGTGGACAGGAAGCATTTCGTTTCTGCCAAAGGTTTCGATTGGCAATTCGACGGACTGTTCTTCTATGACCTCGATCTATGCCTGCGCTCCAATTGCGCGGTTGTAGACATCCTCGTAGCCCACGAAAAGCCGGAACACATGCGCGTGGTCTACCCAAAGGACATGCGCCCCATGTCCGACTATGAGCCCGCCTTCAACGCCAAGCATGGATTTAAGCCTAACGCCCCGATAGGAGAGCAGCGGTGCGACTCGATTGCTCTAGAAGACTACGTTAAGGAGGCCGCTTGTCTATAGGTTCGTTCGTCCTCATAAAAAATGAGGCCCCGTGGATCGCCGCGCATATCCTAAACCTTCTGCCCTATTTAGATGAGATGGTTTTCTATGACGGGGCCAGCACCGACGGCACGCTAGAGATAATCCGCGCCATCAAGAGCGATAACGTCAACGGGAGCAAAATCAAGCTCTTTACGAACAAAGACCCCAAGAACCTCCAGGGCGATTACGTTCGCTTGTTCGACGAGTGTATGCACGAACTTAGCACCGATCTAGCCTTATTCATCCATCCCGACATGTTTATCACAAATCCAGAGAAACTGACACAGGTGTCAAGTTCTGATGCCATCGCGCTAACCACTTCGATGCGCTCTTTTGCCGGGGAGACGGGCGGGCCGCTGTTTGAGATGAAAGGGCGGCTTCCGCTTTGGAAGAACATCTACAGGTTGAAATCGCCAGATTTGGGAGCGCATTACTTTGGGGCCTACGGCTCTGCCGAGGAGGATGTCTACTTCCGCGAAATAACAGGGGATCAGCACATCCACCACGGCCATCGAATGGACCTCTACCCCTACGATGTCGAGGACTCGGGTCTTGAGGTTCTGCACTTCTCCGATGTGCGTCCCTACGAGCGCAGGCTTGGCCGAATGAAAGCCTGCCTGTTAAATCAAGGCTACTCCGCAGAAGATGCGGAGAAAATCGCCCTCGCTCATCCTCGCGTTACGCTCAAGGATGGAGCCGAGCCTACCCACGGAGTTAGGTTCAAACTTGAGCCTGCCGAGTACCCCGCAGAGTTTCTAGCCGCACGCGCAAAATACGCTCACCTTGAGAGGAACACCACGCTTGTCAACGCCTAACCCGAGCCTTCTATCCTTCATTCTGCCCGTTCATGAACCGGACCTGATCCTTTTTGAGAAGGTTCTAAAGGCTCTCACGGTCCAAAGCCTGCGCCAGTGGGAAGCCATCTTCGTGCTTGACGGCCCGAATGAGGACGCGGAGCGGGCAATCCACAGGGCATTTAAGAAGGTCCCCAACCGATACGAGGTTGTCACCATCCCCCACGGAGGGGCGCAGAAGGCCCGCAACGCCGGACGGCCTCACGCCAAAGGCAATTACCTGGTTTGGTTTGACTCGGATTGTGTCATCGAGCCTCACGCCGCCCTCGCCTGGGTCGAGTTGCTGGACCAAAACCCTGACACCGGATTTATCTACAGCGGGTATGAATTTCAAAACGAGATGGGGGCGATAGCCTCCGAGCCCTTCGACCCATGGACGCTTCGGGTTAAGAACTACATTTCAGCTTGCTTCCCCGTCCGCGCGGAGTTGGCAGGTGAATGGGACGAGTCTTTAGAGTCTGCCCAGGATTGGGACTTCTGGCTTAGCGTCGTCGAGCGCGGCGGAAAGGGGATGTACCTGAGCGGTTACGCATTCTCTACCGCCTACCCCACGCCCAAGAGCATTTCCGGCAAAGGCTGTGCGCCTGAGAATTGGCTGGCCCGCCAGGACAAGGTCAAGGCCAAGCACGGGATACCGATTCGGGAGGTTTGCGTTACCTCGTTGCATGAGCGCATGGACGCTATCGCGCTAGCCAAGGCAATTGACGCGGATTACGACGACAGGCCCAATGACAAGAACAATCACTACAAGACCATAATCCAAATCGGGTTTAGCGTCAATCCTGGTGAGTTTGAACGGTGCGCCTCAGTATGGGGTAAGCAGCACAAAAAGGTCATTTTCTGGACGGCTGACGATGTTGAAGCCATCCACGACACCGTTTCGCTTCGCGCCCTGTCTGAGTATGCCCCGCGCATAAATCAGCTTGGAAAGCAGTTCGTGGAGGATAAAGCGGCCCAGGCAATTATGCTCAAGGCTGGCTTCACCGTTGAAGTCCTGCCGCTACCCGTTATCTCCAAAGAGGAAGTCCTGCCGCTGCCGGAGAAGCCTAAATTCCTGGTGGACTACTCCCCGACCTATGCCCACGTTCTAAACGCCATCCAGCGCTCGATTCCCGACATCGAACTGGCCCCCGTCGGCGGCGTTCAAGACCTCTCGCAGTACACCGGGCTTGTTTGCTTCCGACAGGACCGAATGCTCAAGCCGTCGGTTAAGCGGATGATGGCTGCCGGTCGGCATGTTCTCTCGAACATTCAAAGCCCGTTTACGGGATTCCTCAACGACAGGGTTACAGACGCGGCTTTCATGCGGGAGTTTGTGACCAAGATTCGCGGCATGGTCAAGGCTCCGCAATCTAAGGAGCAGGTCCGCTACTGGATCGACCCCAGGCGCGTCAACAAGGTTAAGGAGGCTCTATGCGCCTAAGTTTCGTCATTCCCAGCTATAACTCTGCCGAATTTCTTCATCCTGCCGTTTCCTCCTGTTTAGAGCAAACGCATAAGGACGTTGAAGTCGTCGTCGTTGACGATTGCTCCACCGACTCAACGGCGGACTATCTGGCGTGGCTTGAGAAGCAGGGCCACGGTGACAAGCTTAAGATCATCCGCAACGCGAAGAACATGGGCCGCTCTGCCTCTCGGAACATCGGCAACAACGCCGCTACCGGGGATGTTATCGCGGTCCTCGACGCTGACGACATCTCCGCGCCACGTCGGGCAGAACTGACGGTAGCGAAATTCGAAGCTGGCTCTGTCTTCGTGCATGGCGCTTGTCATGAAATGGACGCCGTGGGCCGGGATCGCGGAATGGTCCAAACTGATGTTTTCAACAAAGAAAAGGCGATTGAAACTCTATCCTGCGGGATCGTACACAGCACCGTTGCCTACTCTAAAGACCTCGCCAAGCGGTACCCATACCTTCTCGGTGAGCCCGCCCGCCTAGGCGTTGATGACTTCACCATCTTTTTGCCCATGGCCATAGATGGTGTTAAGTTTGACTACATCCCTTCGCCTCTGGCCGCTTACCGCGTCAATGAGTTTGGGGTTACGCAGACGCGGGATTCCGAGGAAGTCGTTAAGTTCAAGCGCGGGTTTGTTGACGCCTTGAAGGTGGCCGCGTGACAGAGCAAATTTCCGCGATGTTTATCCAAACCTCTAGCGCCGGGGTGTGCTGGTACCGCCTAACTTCGTGGACTTCTGCCGCGCACAGGAACAAGGCATTTTTCGCCATGCAGCCGTTTTGGGACAAGACCCTAACTGACCCCCACCCGTGGCAGAGAGACATAGACGATTCAATGCTTCGTCGGCGTATCCTGGGGGAGTTTGACGACCACGCCAAGAAATCAAACGTGCTGATTTCTCAGATGTGCCATTTCCCTGCCGCGCTCTGTGAGATAGTTCGGATGAAGGTAGAAAATAATCTGCCGCTAGTCTCGGAGATTGACGACGACATTTTCCACACGCCGACTTATAACCCTGCGAATGTGGCCTACAAACAAGGCTCTGGCCTGCCTTTCCGCCAGACGGCGATAGATCAATTCAAGATGTCTGACGCGATGATTGTAAGCACCCCCTACCTCAAAGAGGTGTACGGGGAACTTTGCCCGAATATCTATGTGGTGCCAAACAGCCTGGATTTCCGCATTTGGGACAACTTGAAGCACAAGCGAAATAAAGACGTTATCCGAATCGGCTGGTCGGGCGGGGCTTCCCACGAAAACGACCTAAAGATTATCGAGTCAGTAGTACACAAGACTCTAGCCAAGCACCCGACCGTCGTATTCTGTTTCGTTCACGGCGTCCCTGAGTTTCTGAAGGGGATTGATCGCGTCGAGGCTGTGGCTCTTGGTAATGATTTCGTGCGGATTGATCGCTACCCGCAGTTCCTGGCCTCCCGTGGTTTTGACATCGGGATAGCCCCGTTAGTGGATAACTCCTTTAACAGGGGTAAGAGCAATCTCCGATGGCTTGAGTACGCAGGTCTAAAGGTCCCTTGCGTGGCTAGCCGGGTCGGGCACTTCGCGGAGACGATCACCCAGGCAGAGGACGGCCTACTTTGCGATTCGGAGCAGGACTGGCTCGACAGCTTAGACTTCCTCATTCACGACGAGAACGCCCGTCGAAAGATGGGCAAGAACGCCAACCAAAAAGCGCGCCGTGACTTTAACGTCGATGTGAATATCCAGTCGTACAGGAACGCTTTAGAGGAAATCGCAGACAGGGGCCTCGTCGTCAAGATGCCCGAGACTAAGGAGGCGACGGCTTGAATTTAACGACCCTACAGCAGCGGTGCGCGTCTATGGCTGGCGACCCCGATCAGACCCGCTACGGAACGCAGTACCCAGACGCTATCAATGACGCGCAGAAGCAATTCGTCGCGGACACTCAGGCCCTTTTTAAGGATACGTCATTCTCGACTGTGGCTGGGACGGCATCCTACGATTTGCCCACCGATTTCGTCTTGGAAGGGGACGTTATCTATAACGGAATCAGGCTCAAGCCAGCCTCAAAGCACACGCTTTACATGCTGTTCCCCGATACGGACTGGACGCTTATCGAAGGTACGCCCACCCACTTCATGATTAATCCTGAAGCGGCGGCGTTGAGCATCCAGCTAATCCCTATCCCGCAGGAAGTCAAAACGGTTTCCATGCGTTACGTCCCGCTCCCGGCTGACGTTTCGGGCGGCTCAGATGTAGTCCTAAACTCATCGACGCTCATGGTCCGCTTCCATCTCGGGATCGCGGCAATGGCTGCCTGGCTGATTCTTCTCGGGGAAACCTCCACCCAAGAGCTAGTCGATAAGCGCCGGGAACTTCTCAAGGTCTACACCGAC